ATTGAGGTAGCAGGTAAAACATTTACTAGGGTTGGTAGATCAGGTGAGCAGACTGAGACTATCACAGTGAGTTCTGCTGGAACTATTCCTGTTATTTTTACAGGACTACACTCAGCAAATAGCACACTGAATATCTTAGATGATAACACTAGGATTTGTATGTTAGATGGTCATGGTAGTGATTGTAATGCTAACTTTACTATAGTATCTACTAATGCATCTGCTGACCATGCATACTATCAGACTGGTGCTAAGGCAGGATATACTTTAACTAATACAGAACCAGGATTTTATATCTTAAGAGATCCAATACCAGGTAAAACTGTACCCCTCTTTAGATTCTATTCTACTGAGAAGCATGACACTTTCCTCACTACTAATCCAGGTATGCCTGACAGTCCTGGTGTTGGTGAGAGAGCAACCATGAATGCTAATGGTCATAAATCTGGTGAATTGATAGGGCATGTCTTCCCTGATGCTACCTCAATGAATAGTTACCTTGCACAAGGTGAGCAAGCAGAAGCATTGCATAGATTCTTTAGTAGTAATCCATTTGATCACAAGTATAAGATAGATGGTCCACAATACCCTGTTAAGTTAACTACTTCTAATGCCTATCGTATACCGAAGGAAGTGAAGTCAGACCTTGCTGTACAGATAGATGTTGAGAAAGGATCATCCGCATATGATAGTACCATAGGACTATACCTAGCAGATGCTACTGGTCCTAAGTATGGAAGAATAGTATGCACCAATGCACAACAGGGAACTGAATTGTTTACTGCGTATGTCCCTAGTGCTAAGTTAAATGATTACGCTGGTGGTACCATGGGTTTCTTCTTGATACCTAATGGCGGTAACTTAAATTCACTGGTAATGAATGGGATAATATCATTTGAAGCACTTAATACTGGTGGAAATGGACCTGGGTTTAGAGGTGTTGGGGTTAGCTCAGCACAACAAAACTATATTTTCTTCAGTGATAAGCAATGGAATCCTCAGAATCAAAAAGACTATACTAAATGGCAAGGTGCAAACACACAGTTGTGGGAAGACCTTCTTGATGGTGATGATGACTACAATGATGTAAGACTATGGCATAAAGTCGGATGGGACTTTGATGGTTACATGTATGAAGGCATCCAGTGCTATGTGTATAGTGGAGCAGCACCAGAGAAGGTGATGAGGAAGGTAGACCCTAGAGTAAAATGCGACACCAGAATATTACAGGCCAGCTTTAAGGATGTAATTTTGAGAAGGATGGATTGTGGTACTAAGATACCTACCATCGTAGGTAATGATTTTGACTGGGAGTGTGGAAAATGTAGGGATGATAATACATGGTATGTAAACCCAGCAACATTAGCATGGCAGATTACTAAGGGTGGTGGTACTTCAAATGTAAGTGCATCCTTTGATGCATCTGGTAACTTAGTTACTACTGGTAATGGATCTGCAACTGTAACCTTTAGCTTCAGTTGGAGTGATAATCCAGGGACTTATGGTACTGCACTTGGAACTTATGAGATTACTTCTCTTGGAATATCTTTCACACAGGGTGCTAGTAGGAGTGGATCATTATCAAATCTGACAGCCAATGTAGATGCAGGTCAGACATATAACTGCACCATTACTAATGGTAATGCTGCTGGATTTGATATAACAAATGGTAATCAGACCATATGCTTTAAGGATGCTGATGGAAATGATTGTAATGCCACGCTATCTATTGTTGGTCTGGAACAACAAGCCGTTGAAGTAGAAGTTACTAATTCACTTACTGAAAAAGATACTTGGGTACAAGTAGGTGCATCAAATAATCCTGGCAATCCTTGGACACAGCACATGATTGACTATGGTATCTACCCAGTTGTACCAGCAGACACTGCGATAGATCCTTATATAGGAGAGTGGCAGACACATACTGCGACATTCACTAGTACTGGTGGTGATCACAACTTAAAAATAGAAACTGATAACCACGGACACGTTAAACTTACAGATCCTAGTGGTAGTGTGGTGGTTGACAGAGAGGTTGATTATAATAATGGTTTTGGTAGTGAGGTTCTAGGTCTTAGACAACTAAGTGCAGGCACTTATACTCTAGAGACTAGGGTTAGGAATTATTTCTTGGGTAAATACTCTGTTGAATTAAATAGGTATCAGACTATCAAGGCAGCAGTGGGTGGTACCTTTAGATTTGTATCGATGGGTGGTATTACTGGTGGTCTCTTCGGTAATTGTATTAAGTTTACTATCAGGGTCTTAAAGAATAACGTAGAGGTCTTTACCAAGCAATTTGAAGCCCAGTATTGGCCTACTATAGCAGCAGACTTATGGGATGGAGATATCACACTGTCACCTGGAAATGCTTTAGCTGATCCACCTGTTGAACCTGATAAATTAACATTTGAGTTGGTGAGTATTGATACTGGTCCTGTTACTGGTGACATATCATTAGAAGTTGCTCTGTTTAATACTGAAACTACTAAGTTTGATAGTGTCTTTAAACTGATGCTAGGCACACTGTCACATGATGGTGTTGTAGCAGAGGGAATGGGTAACCCAACTAATAACCCTGAGAAGGCTGAGGGTGGTGAGGTAGAAGGATATGCAATATCATTTAACCCTACTAACAGACAGGAGTTTGAATGGGAACCAGGAGGTAAGAAGGATGATACTATACCTAACCCACCTGCATGGCAAGATACTAACTACTCTTTCGGCACTAGAGTATTAGGTGGTGCTAATATATACGAGTCAACTTCTGAGATAATATCAGATGGGACTGCTACTGTCCCTACACATACTTCAGGTACCACTGACAACTGGAAGTTTATTCGTGTTGCTCCTTATCCTACTTGGGTTGAGAGTAACGTGCCTGATCCTGGTGACTTCTACACATATACATGGGCAGGTAATGCACCAGTGTGGATGCATGGATCACTTCAGGATCAACCTGAAATACCAGGCAGATCTAGGACAAGGAATAATCCTTTGATGCCTCATATTCCTGGAGGATATGCTGACACAGGTTACTTGTATGATACTGATGCTAACTATTTCTCTGCTACTATCCTACAGTCTTACAACTATAGAAATCTTTCTGGATGTTACAACCATCTACTAGAGTCATTCCTCTTTACTAGACTTGAAACTCTGACAGGTGGTACCAATATGACAGCAGCACAGAAAGAGGTACTTGCTGAGTCAGTCCCAACAACATTTGCACGTAATTCAAAACCGTGGTATGTTGCAGGTGGAGACAACGTAAACAACAAATGGTATGTTAACCCAGCATGTATAGCATGGCGTATCACTGAAGGTGCTACAGAAATTGCTACTTCAGTTACTAACAAGGGTGATTGGGTAAAGATAGACGAGCCAAATAATCCTGGTAATGGTTGGACACAACACATGATTGACTATGGTATCTACCCTGTTAAACCTTTAGATTCGGAGATAGATCCCTACATAGGAGAGTGGCAGACACATACTACTACTGTTACCTTCCCTTCCTCTACTACATACTCTATCAGGATAGAGTCTGACAACTGGGGTTGGTTAAAGATAACAGATCCTAATAGCGTAGTCATATATGACGCTGAGATTACCTATGTTGATGGTGCTGGTGGTCAGACTATACCCTTGACACTAGCCGCAGGTGACTATATTATAGAGACACGTGCTAAGAATAAGAATGTCCAAGGTGGTATCTATCAGGACACTGTTAATGCTATCTGGAATGGAAGTCAACAGTCTCCACAGAGAGACACATACTTCTCACCTCTTACTTTTGTCCACGATTATACTCTTGACAACTATCATGGTACTGGTGGATCAAGCTATGCAGATGCATGTAAGCTCCGTATAGGTATTACATTCTACCCAGTTATCTACGATCAGAATACTGCATCTAAACAGGTGCACTATTGGCAAGCGATGATTAGTTCTATGAGTGTTGTCAATAAGGGTAAAGGATACGCAAAAGGATCAGAGTTTGTGTTAACATGGCCTCCTATGCGAGAGAGACCCGCAGAGGATCCCTCGCAGACACCTTACTATCCTGACCAAGAAGAAGGATTCTCTATGCCAGCAGGTAAACAACTTGCTTGGTGGGAGAATGAAGACCTAGTTAGAAGGAGTCTTAAGGAAGCCTTCTATCAAGAGTCACACAACAAAGACTCTATAGTATGGTATAGTAGTACAGACAAATCAAAATTCAGAGTTAGATTTAAAGTAACTCTTACATCAGTAACAGACCCACCTTAAAATTATGGCACAAGGATTCGATGGTTTCACACCAGGTGAGATCGCAGCAGAGAGATCACTAGAGAAATCTTCAAGAGAGTTAAGGACTCTTAAGAGAGTCATTGAAAAGTACAAGGATGATCCGAAGGGTAAGAAGAAGATGCTCAAGAAGATGCAGAAGTACTGGAGGAGTCCTATCGCAGAGATAAAGGGACTGGATTACAAACCGAAGGGTGCTAGTTGGACACCCCCTGAAGATCTGGAGGCAAATTTGAAGAAAATGGCCGAATATATTGACCCTAGAGAGGAAGTAAGTGAGGATTCCGACATAAATAACAATGCCTTAACAGTGGAGCAGGAAGAGGAACTTCGTGCTAAACTTATTAAAACCGAAGAAGCCGATGATTAACTTGGAGGAAAAGTTTGGATCTTACATTAATAGTAGTAAGACTTTTCGCATTGATGGAGTAAACGAACCAGTAACAGGGTATGGCTACCACTGTGATGGGTCAGACATAAAAGGTTACTGGGTTAACACTCGTAACTATAAATTATTCTATAATTTGAATGAACAATTCCTCAAGATGGTACCGTTGAATGACGTGGACAATACAACCTCTCTTTCCTAAACCTCTAGCATCATCCAAGATTAACGAGGATGTCTGTGATATCCTATGTGATGATGTACAGGACTATGAATTTACTTTAGACATAGAAGAGACAGGTAAAGAGGGTGGTATCACCACCAATAAGCATGTATTGCATAATAAACCTGCCTTACTAGACTATTTTACTCGTAAGGTAAGGGAATGTATATGTAGGTTGGGATATCATTGTGACATACAGATCACTACCTCATGGTATACTGTCACATTTCCAGGTGGATACTCTGCCGAGCATGCTCACTGTAACTCATGGTATAGTGCTGTAGTATACTTTGCTGACTATGATGATGATTCATCCCAGATACAGTTTGTAAACCCTCCTAGCGGTGTCTACGTGCATCCAGCAGACTATACTGACTATAACTGTAGTGATGCTAAGGTGTTGCCTGAGAGAGGTAACATCATACTCTTCCCTAGTGATGTAAGGCATAAGATATTGGTGAATCATTCCAAAGAGGATAGATTCTCAATGGCATTTAACATACTACCCAAGGGATACATTGATGCTGGTGACTCCTCCTACTTGTACCAGTAAGCGAACTGTCACAAGGGGGGTTGACGGATACCCGCAATGTAAAGTATTATAAATACTTCCAACAAAGGACTCGAAAGAATCGTAACCCTGTGTTGATACAAAGATCCCCATGTCGGGGGAATCTATCATCCGCAGGTTTTTTTATGCCTTGCGAGATACTTAAAACAAAAACATGTCAATCAAATCAACAATCGCTGCTATCGCAGCATCTCCATTCCTACTCGCTGGTGCAGCTTTTGCTGGTCCATATGTGAATGTTGAGAGCAACCTTTCTTACCCTGATGGTGAGTATTCTGGAGCAACTACTGACGTTCATATCGGTTACGAAGGAACTAATGGTGGTAAGCTTGCATACTACGTACAAGGTGGTCCTGCTGTAAGTCACAGCGAAGCTGCTGATGATACAGACCTAGACTTCTCTGGTAAAGTAGGTGCTTCTTATGCTGTTGCTGATGCTACATCTCTATACGGTGAGCTTTCAGGCATCACTGATGAGGACAGCACAGGTGACTCTCTTGTCAACTGGGGTGCAAAAGCAGGCATCAAGTTCACTTTCTAAGATAGGAAGTTAATATCACACTAAATAAAGGGTCTCAACTAGAGACCCTTTTTTCTTTCCAACTATAATAATATGGCCAAACAACCAGGAAACACCGCCATCTATACTCGTGAAGGGTGTGGCTTCTGCTCAAAGATTAAGGAAGTTTACAAAAGTAAGGGGTGGGGGTTTGCAGAATACAAATTAGGTGTTAACTTTACTAGGGAGCAATTCAAACAAGAGTTTGGAGACCGAGCCACCTTCCCTCAAGTTATCATTGCTGGACACAAAATGGGTGGATGCTCCGAAACTGTTAAATACCTCCGAGAAAACACTTATCTATGACATACATGGATCCCAACTCTGAAGAGCTTTATACTATTATCGACAGAGCTATCGACGAAGCTATGTTGAATGGGAGATTCCTCTTTAATATGAAGTCGTATCTAACTGGTAACAAGTGGACACGCAAACAAACCAAAGAATTAATAGACTCATCCTCTATGGATGAGTTAACACAGGTAGTGGATGAGTTATCTCAATACATTGCACGTGACAAATATATGTCTGAGGCATACAGCAATGTGCCTAAACCACAGGCAAGGAAGATCAGAAAATATTTCGAGACGGTTATAAATGATGCTAAAGAATATTATGACAACCGTAGACCAGGCAGACCAAAAAAGCCTGCTAAATAAAAACAAACAGTAAGGGAGAATTCTTATGTCCGACATGTCATTCATGTACATTGCATTCTTTCTAACTATAGGTAGTTTTTTATTAGGTTTTGTGGTATCATGGAACCTAAAGGACATCTTTGATACATGGAGGGAGTCCGCAGAGTATGCCGCAATCGTTATGCATCCTGAGATGCAGACCGATGATGGACCTGTTGACCCTAGTGAGTTAATATACTTGCGTATTCATGACGAAGATGATACACTGTATGATGACGAGACCGAGTAACTATGAGACTAATGATTTCTGAGGTGCTTCAGAAGGCTCACAATGCCAAGACGAAAGCACAGAAGATCAAGATCCTTCAGGATAATAATACTCCTGGACTGAGATCTATCTTCATTGTTAATTTTGACGAGAGTTTACAACCTCGTGTCCCTCTAGGTGAGGATGTACCTTATCGTAAGAACGATGCACCAAAGGGCACAGAGCATACACTATTAGAGAAGGAGTCTAAGAAACTCTATCGATTCTTTAGGGGTGGTGATGATACACTGAAACCTATGAAGGTTGAGAGTATGTTTATCCAACTACTTGAAGGTCTTCACGAGAGTGAGGCAGAGGTGTTAGTAAAAGCAATTAACAAGACACTGCACAAGAGATTTCGTATCACTAAAGCAGCAGTGCAAGAGGCATTCCCACAGATAGAATGGGGTGGCAGAGGTAGATGAAGTTAACCGACGAGCAGATTGTTGACATAAACATGGCAGGTAGGGGGTGTTCAGTCATAAAGACTGGTTGTACACCTGATGCAGCAGAAGATAAGACGTTGCCAACTAATGCATATCTGCTAGAGTTGAAGAAGGGTGATGATACCTGGTTTGATGTTGTAATGGGTGATGCAGTAGGTGTCTTTGACACATACTATGATCTATTCGGTGATGTAATGCAGAAAATGTCATGGACATCAGGCACTAGACAACCAAGTCAGTATACTAATCCTTTGAATCCTATCAAACCTAAGCCTAAGAGGAAGAAATGACAGAAGATAAGTACAGATCTACCTTGCTCCATCTATTGAAGGAGAAGGCATACAAACGTGGAGAGTATGTATTGTCCTCTGGTAAGAAGTCAGAGCATTATGTTAACTGCAAACCTGTAACACTATCATGTGAGGGTAATGCACTCATGTCACATCTATTGATAGATCTAATAGAACCTGAAGCAGTAGCAGTAGGTGGTCTAACACTAGGTGCTGACCCATTAGTATGTGGTGTAGCACAGAAGGCATACTACAGAGGTAATAAGCATCTTGATGCTCTTATTATCAGGAAGAATGTCAAAGGATATGGTACGAGAGAGTTACTTGAAGGACCAAAACCACCTAAAGGATCAGTTGTAACAGTCTTAGAAGATGTAACAACAACAGGTAGCAGTGCTATCTCAGCAGTCAAGGTGCTACGTGAGTCAGGTTACATTGTTAATCGTGTCGTTGCTATCGTAGATAGGATGGATGACCATGCTACATGGGTAGAGAATGGTCTAGAATTTATATCATTGTTTACATTGGAGGATATAACAGCATGACTGTATACTTTGACCCTCGTAAGGCAAGCAAACCTGTAGAGGAAATGACTGAGGAGGAGAAGAATCAGGAGCTTGGTAAGCAAGCAGTGACAGCAATGTCTAACTTATTCCTATCACCTCTGGTTCTTATGTTAGTATGGAATCTATGCATACCAGGTCTCTTTGGACTACCTGTGCTAGGATACTGGTCAGCAATGGGACTCTATGTAGTCTCTCGTATATTATTAAAGAAGAATGACTAGACTATGGAGGATATGGAAGTATGCGTTGGGTAGTTTCGGTGATGAGAAGACTAGACGCTACGACAACTACATTGTTATCGTACGTAGTACTATTTTCCTTTCTTATCTCATCACTAATTGTTTTATTGTTAGCGGAGTAATCAGACACTGGAAT